GTTCATCGGCCACCAAGACCTTACCTGGTTCACCGCGAACACGGAAGGCGCGCTCATTCTGGCCGTCCCGAGCGCTGGTCTTTCGGCCTTCTGGGTCAACAGAGAGCCAAGCCGAAGCTTTACCCGGACATTGATTAGCGACCACATCCCAATGTCCCGGGTTGCGTTGGAAAATCGAGAAGCCCAATGGAAAGTGCGGTTGGTTCAAATCAAAGAAGTGCTTCTCAGCCTCTTCCTCTTTAGCGCGAACTGCGGCGAAGCTCATCTTTTCATCGAGCGTGAAATCGTTGGACATCACCGGCCCTTCTCTACGAGACGGGCGCAAGCCAATGCAAGCGGGCTCATCCCGTCAAAAGAATTGAACGGCTTCGAGAACTCTTCAAGGATGTCGTAGGCATCGCGGTAGTCCTTCGTCTTCTCGCTGAGCATTACCGTCGTCATATATGCCCGAACGACGTGCCGCACGGACTCAGGGCTGGTCTCCTTCAGTCGGCTAAGGATGGCTCGCAATTCGCGCCAGTCCGAGCCCTTGAGTAGCGCCCGGGCTAGGTCAAACGCCGCTGGCGCCTTAGCCGCTGAATGCAAAAGCTCAGCGGCTTCGTCTTCGTCCTCCGCCGCCATAACAGCCCCAAGATTGGAAAGAGCCTGGCGCGGGGAACCTTCCGCCTCGCTAACGCATAGGTCCAAAATCGCGTCGTCCATGTCCCTGCCTTCGTCGGTGTCCTTGAGAAGGTCAAACAAATCCTTGGTGCGAACTTCCTTCAGCTGGAACGCAAGGCAGCGTGTCTTGACAGCCTTGATGACTTTGTCAGGCTCGGTGGTGCATAGGAAAAAATACACCCAGCTAGGCGGCTCCTCTAGCGTCAGGAGCAATGACTGAACGGCCTGTTTCGAAAGGGCATGGCATTCGTCAATGATAATCGCTTTCGACGCGCCTTCGCCTAATGGACGGTACATAAGACCGTCCATTATACCACGCATGTTCTCGATACCGGTGTTGGTCGCGGCGTCTTCGCTTTGAATATCAGAGGCGGCGCAACCGAGCGCCTTAGCCGCGATACGGGCCAGCGTCGTCTTACCCGTCCCACTCGGCCCGGTAAGCAAGAACACCCGGCCAAGCTTCTTCTTGACCGCATTCTCCATCGACTTAACGACAGCATCCTGTCCGATTACTTCCGCAAAGGTTTTCGGCCGGTACTTGTTGATCAATTCGTCAGACATCTAAATAAACCTTCCTTCTTGATCTCGACTTCGGCGGGATGCGGCTAGTCGCATTTTTGCTTTAGCTTCAGTAGTGTGGTTGATGACGTTACCGCTAGCATAATCGTTGCCAACCATAGCCGTGCTAATCAAAGCTAAGGTTTCTGGTTTAGGACGATACTCAGTTTTGTTATCATGGTTGGAAATAATTTTAACGTTCCCCAGCTTATACGGCCCGCGATCTCCAATTCGCGCCATACAAAATTGATGATTTCCACGACCGCGCTCCGCCCAATGTCCTGATTCCAGCCAAACCCTTCTCCAATCCTCGTAGCTAAACAAGAAAGCTATTCTTCTTCGAGCAGAGTTGTTTCGACACTGACGATAAACTCGTCTCAGTTTTCTTTCCTCAGGAGGTAAACTTTTGGCTGCCATAAACCTTACCTCAAAAATTCCACTGATCACTAGAGTACACGCTGACGGTCTGACCCTTCTCATCCTTGAGTTCTTCTAGGTCGCACCAGTTATCACCCATACTCATCTCGACTGTTATTGGTACGATGTGGGCCCACTTGAACGGAACGCGCAGCATCTCACCTACGACCTTCTCAGCGATTATCTCTGCACGCTTAACTGGTACACGCAGAAAGGTCAGATCATCATGGATGTTCACTTCGGGTTGAATCTCGGGGTCGTTCTTCTCGGACAAGCGGCTCATCGCGTCCAGCACAATCTCCGCTGCTGTTCCTTGGACCGGGCTGTTGATCACCTGATTCAGCGTCATGGGGCCGTGACGACGGCGACCAGTTAGACATTCAACATAGCCGTGCTTCTTATAGAAGCGTACTAACCCATCCTGCCAATTCTTGGCTTCAGGAAACATCTTCCAAAACTCTTCGATCTGCTCCTCGATAATATCCTGTGGCATCTTGAGATACCCAGCCACTGACCGCGCTTGAGCACCAAAGAAGAGTGGAAACGTCCACTGGTTTTTTATATCCGTGCGGAAGTCCTTCATGACTTTGAGGCCTTCTTTAGTCTTGGCCTTGTAAGCCTCCAGCATCCTTCTCCCGCCGATGCGCTCGGGGTACTCGTAAGCTAAACGCTCTGCCCAATTCTGGTGAACGTCCCAACGCTCCCAGAGAGCCTTGACAAAGGTCTTGTCCTTGGTGAACATTGCTATGACCCGGGCTTCGATCTGACCGTAGTCGAACGCTAGGACAAGCTCACTTTTCTTAGCCGCAATAGAGCGTCGAACTTCCCTTGTCTCTTCCTCTCTTTTGGGGAAGTTCTGAATATTAGGCTCATCGCAACTCAAACGCCCCGTTTCTGCGAAGTAGGTATTATAGTTTACATGAATCAAACCATCTGGGTAGACAACGCAATTCTCAGAACCAACCTTTAAGGCGTCGATGTACTTCGACTTCGTACCGTTAGCCTGACGCAACTCGATAAGTGCCTTAGCGAGAACATGAGCATCATCGTCTTCGGAGTACTCTTTGATGATTTCGTCAAGCGCAGTCTCCTCAGTGGTAAACTTACGCTCCTTGCTGTATTTGTCCTCAACCCAAACCTCGGGGCATTTGAGCATCTCGTCAAAAACAATCTTTAGATCAGGCCCTGAGAAAGGATTGAAGACTTTACCACGACGGCGCTCATACTTCCTAACCACATCCAATGCCTGGATTGCATATTCGCAGCGCTCTACCTTCTCCTTGTACTTGTCGTGAAGCTGATTGACTATCTCCTGATCAACGGGTGCCCCCTTGATCTGGGAAAGCACCACGGTCGGGACGCGGCGCTGGGCTAGCTTACTAGGTAACTCCAGCTTCTCGTGCCTGATATCCTTCCAAAGCTCATCACCGAGTGCATCGTGGTACTTGGCATCAATACCATTATAGAGCAATACAACATCTAGAGGCGTCGATTCGAGGTTCTTCCTATCGACGTTAGAAATCTTCTTGACGTTGAATCCAAACCTCTCCTGGACAAGGAACTCTAGGCTAAACGGCCCGGACTTAATCTTCTTGCCCCCGGTACGCTCATTGATGATTGCAGCTAGATTCGACGTGTCCTCCCAGGGGCGTGCCCGGATTGTCTCTATGCCGAACTTAACCCCGGACCACTCTAGTTCAAAGGCGAGGCTGTGCACCCGCTTAACGCATCCGGCGCTGGTAAGAAACCTTCGCCATAGCTCTTCGATTTCTGCGATCTGCTTCTTACTGTAACCTGCGCCGGGATGATGCATCGGAAAGGCGTAGGCCTTCTCTAGCGTACCGACTGACGCGGATAGAATCTTGGCGCCTTCTGCGTAGGGACGCTTACGGTTCGTCTCGTAGTCCAAACCAACGTGAGGTTGTCGAGCCGCCCACTGCAACGCGTGACGTATCTGTCCGATGTCGGTTATACACTCGATGTTGGCTTTTGCCATCGCGGTCGTGTGGACGATCGGCTCTTCTAGGCCATCTAAATCGTCGTAGGCCCGCTGAAGATCAAACCAAGTCATGCGCTCATCTTCGGAACCGAAGTCATTCCGGTTGTCACGAGCGATGCGCCCTAGAAAAGACGGATGGAAGAATGGGTAATACCAACAGGTATGACTACCGATCTTTACCGGCATCCGGCGTCCACGCCAATTATTGATGCCGTGGAAGCCGCTTACCCAGTGAAGCGGAACGTTACCAAAGCCCCAGATCGCTTTTGGCTTGTATTTTTCTATGTCGGAGGAAACCCTAGGTTTGCAACAAGCCAGTTCCTGAGCACTAGGATTTCTGTTCCTTGGAGGGTGGCAATTGATGCTGTTATTCCAACGCGCAATCTTCTCTGCCCCCCTAGGCAAAAGCTCACGTAGCAGCTTACCGGCCTTGCCAATAAACTGGCGACGCTCAACCTCCTCGTCAGCACCAGCGGCCTCGCCTAGGATGTAGATCAGCGGCTTTGTCGAACCAGTAGCATCGATCTTGCCTGGCGTGGTATTCAAGGGGCAGGCCTTGCAGCCAAGCTGCTCTAGCCATTCCGCTTCGGCCTTGGTCTTGAAATCACCGCCGCTCGCGGTCTCAGCGAATAGAAACCCCATTGACTAATCGGGTTGCTTGTGAATGGGCCAACGGTACATCTGATCGGAAATCATCCGGGCCTCGCTAACCTTATGCCCAGCCCCTTCCGAACCGACCGCAGGGACACCAATACTCGCTAAGATCGCCCACTTCTCGACTAGCTCAGCCGCTAGGTTATCCTGTGCGATAAGCAGGAACACCGGCATGTCCGGGTTCAGTTTGGCGTGCTTCGCCAGAATACCCTCGCCCCGCATCGTGGCATCGTATAGCTCTTTTGCCGTTACGCTCATCTCTGTCCTCTCCACTAAAATGGGATGTCGTCGTTGAGTTCTTCTCGCTCGCCCTCGGGCTCTTCCTCGCGGGCCTTACGCTTGTCCTTGGGGGTCTTAGCCCGGGCCGGTCTTTCCTCCTCAGCGTCCTCCTCAGTGTCCTCTGCAGGGGCTTCGCGCGCTACAACCTTCGTGTCGTTCGTGGAAGCAATCGTGTAGATAAAATCATCAGCGCCAAAGAACGTCATCGCCTTCGGATGCAGTGAGAGCTTCTTCACGTCCTTGATGGAAAGCAATACCCGGGCGTCCACCCGTACCGTTGCAGCGACGGGTGCCTTCGCTAGGTCGAACTCTTCGCTGATCTCACCGTATTTGAACTTGCCCGTGAGCTTGAGCTTCTTGCCTTCCATCTTGATGAACACATTGGGTTCATCGCTGCCAGCGAGTACTGTTGCCCGCTCCAGAGCCGCCATAAGGTCCTTGGGAATATCCGTGGATGGGAACTTCTTCTCATCCGAGTAGCTGCTGGCAAAAGTTGGAAGGTCTAGCATCTCGGTAGTGTCAAAGATATTGGAGAACAACTCCACCTTGTCACTCGCCTGTAGCCGAAAGTGGTCCGCATACATGTTAAGCGTCTGCCCCGGCTTGCATTGGGCAATGATCTGGTTCGCTAGCTCACGGGGCAAGGCCAGCTTCACAGCCGGGCCACTGATTTCCTCCGACACTGGCATGATCAGCATTGACTGCGAGTTGGTCACGTAAAGGTCCATCTCCTCATCCACCTTGAAGATGCAAACCGCGTGGTGCTCCATGCGCTTCGGGTTGCTTACCTTGAGCGCCGATACCCGTTTTAGGCCCTTGATGAAATCCTCGGACACCTTGAAAGAAGCGATTGCCTTCTTCGCTGGCTTCTCTGGGAACCGCCAGGGCATCTGCGAAAACGGGAGTGTGTTGAGCGTAATGCTGGAGCGACCGGCCTTGAACTTGAGACCATTGCCGTCCTGCTTAAACTCCAGCGTATCGCTCGATGCCTGATTGAGCAAACCCATAAGAAGGGCACCAGGGACGCCGCACTTGAAAGGCGACTCAAACTTTGCTTTGATACCGAGCCCACCGTTGGTACCGAAGACATGGTCACCGCCAAACCAGATATGAGCCCGCTCCTGGATCGCATCGTTGGTGGAGGAAACGGCGGCCTTGACTAGCTCCAGCGCTGCGAGAGTATCTTTTCGGGAAAGGGGCATCTCTACCTTAACTCCATCTGGCGTTTACGTTGAAAATAAAGCCGCCTTCCGGCAGCGATTTTTAATCTTGTTTCTTCAGATTGGGGATGCCCACAAGCCGCCCGTAAACTTGCCCTGTGTTCCTCAGACTTTGGCCCTCGAAGCTTAGCTTTATGTTGCTCTGATTTTGGACCACGCATAGCCAATTTAGCCTCATCAGTGTGCTTGTAACCCAAAGCGTTTTGATTCCCTACGCCCCATTGATTACCGACAAGAACTTGTCTAAGATTTTCAGCGTTGGTAATTATCTCAACATTACCCAAGGCGTAAGGACCTAAATCTCCAGACCTTGACATACAATATTGGTCGCCTCGCTTCCCCCGCTCGCCCCAATGCCCCGAATCAACCCATATTTTAAGCCAATCCTCAAACGTTAACTCGAACGCGATACCACGCAGCTGTGCGTTGACGATGTGCCGCTTATACTTAAGTCTTGCCGACTTTCGATCAGTCATTCTTTGTCTTCCGCAAAACGTTCGGCGTGTTTGTTGGAATCTTCGAGGGGAACCGACCGCGATATCAGTAGGCGGTTGAGTAGCGCCCTGACGTTGCTGGCCGCATGTTCAAGATCGTATTTGGTCTCCCAAGTCGCCAGCAGCATAATAGCGCTCTGGGCCTGCCCGCTTATGTTGTGCTCGTCGCAGAACCTCAGCGCCGAACTATACACCTGCTTAGCGCTGGGTCTCGCGGCCCGAGCTACCAACGCAAGCAACGAGGCATTCTCAATCGCCTTCTCGATATAGTGGAGGGCCTTTTCCAAGTCCTGGACCGGAACACCCTTCTTCTCGAAGCGGTCGAGGTACTTCGTAGCGCTGCCTTCTAGGTACTGCATTCCCGTCGCGAGTACCATGTCCCAGTGCTTATATTCACCTTCGCCGTAATGGCCCCCACCAACTTGTCGTTCGTTTGCTTTCGCCATGGTCCTACGTCCTCACTAACCCCGCCGCACGCATTGCGCGACGCTCGAACCAATTCCCGGCCGCGATCTGCCAATCGCAGGGGGAAGTCTCTTTGTGAATTATGTTACGGGCGTCGTCGTGTCGCCCATCGCGCCACCAGGCATACGCTTTTCGCATCGGAACAGCTACCCGCCTAAAGAAAGCGTTGGAGTAGTCATAATTCTCGCGCCAGTTACCACTGAAGAACAACCTCAGGTCGTCATCGAAGTGTTCGGGGTCGTCCACGATCTTTGTCGACACCAAGCCGCCATAATAGTCGTGAGGCTCGCTTTTCAAGCCAGGCCAAATCCGCTTCATCTCGCTGGTATAGGCATGGTAGTTATTCGACAGCTGATAAAGTATACCAACCCCTACACCGATACGC